CGACACAGAAAGCGGACCTCACCTGCATCGGGCACTGGCACCAGTTCTCATGGTCACGCTCGGGTCGCTACGTCACGAACGGCAGCGTGATTGGACACTCCGCATACGCTGTGCGAATCAAGGCGACATACGAGCCGCCGTGCCAAGCCGCCATCGTGATTGACCACGGGCGGCGCGAGGTGACCAAGGCTTACCCTCTGTTCTGCGACCACGATTTGCGAAAGGACACCAATGACCGCCGCCCTACTTGAAGCCGCCAACGAAGCCCTCCGCTCTGCCGTGCGTGACCGCCTGGAGGCGACGCCCGCCGATGACCCGAAGATGCGGGGCTACGTTGCGCCGGTCGAGTCGTGCTGCGATGGCGGGAAGTGCCAGCCGAAGACGATTGACGCAGAATCTCGCGTCACCAACGAGCTCCTGGCGGCCTCCGTGCAGGAGCAAATCGCCAAGTGGTCGCGAATCATCGACGAGGCAGAGGCTAAGTACGCAGCCAGCAAGGAGCCCCGCCAGACCGGCGACGGCGTGATGGGCGACGCCGTGCATCCAACGTCGCAGGCATTCTTTGACTTGTGCGATGCGTTGAAGGAAATGCACCGGAGGAAATCGAGCGACTACGGGTGCCCCAGCGGCACAGATCCGCTGGCGAACATCCGCAACGGGGCGAAGTTCGTCGGCATCCCGTCGTGGAAAGGTGCGATGGTTCGCCTGTCGGATAAGGTCACGCGGCTGGCGACGTTCAACGCCACTGGCCGCCTGGAGAACGAGAGCTTGGAAGACAACCTCTTCGACCTCGCTTCGTACTCGCTGCTCGCCCTGCTGCTGCACCGCGAGGAACGCGATGCCTGAACCGTTAAGCGATGCTTATCTGTTGGAGGCCGAGTTTCGCGCCCGTGCCTTCTCGGGTGCCTTCACCGGCACCGCTGGCACGCTCGCGGCTGACGTGCTGCGATTGCTCGCGGAGTTGTCGCGCGTGAAGGGCAAGCTGGCCGTCACCATCGCACAGCGTGACGAGCGGCCGTGCCTGTCGCATATTCGCGGGGATTGATTGCTTGACATGCTTGCCACCATGGCGGCATGGCATGGAACATCTACCACGGCGACTGCCGCGAGGTGATGCAGACGCTCCACCCCGAGAGCGTCGATAGCATCGTGAGCGATCCGCCCTACGGGCTGTCGTTCATGGGCAAGGGCTGGGACCACGGCGTGCCCGGCGTCGAGTTCTGGGCCGAAGCTCTCCGCGTGGCGAAGCCCGGTGCCCACCTGCTCGCGTTTGGCGGAACGCGCACGTTTCATCGGCTGGCGTGCGCGATTGAAGATGCGGGCTGGGAAATCCGCGACTGCGTGATGTGGGTGTACGGCAGCGGGTTCCCGAAGTCGCACGACGTGAGCAAGGCGATAGACAAGGCGGCGGGAGCGGAGCGGGAGGTGGTTGGGAGAGGGGTTTGCGGAGAAACCGCCATCAGCGACAAGGCAGGGGAAGTGGCTGGATACAGGCCGAAGGCATATTACGAAGGGCGGACGGGGTTTGACATCACCGCCCCCGCCACCGACGCGGCCCGCCAGTGGTCCGGCTGGGGCACGGCGTTGAAGCCCGCCTGGGAGCCAGTGATCGTGGCCCGCAAGCCGCTCTGCGGCACCGTCGCGGAGAACGTGCTGACGCACGGCACGGGCGGGATCAACGTGGATGGGTGCAGGGTGGCGTCGAGCGACCAGATCGCCGCCGTCACCGGCAAGGCAACGCTCTGCGGAACGCGAGACGGCTACGACCGACCTTGGAAGCACGACCCCGCCGCATTGGCTGCACGGCAAGAGCGGGCGAACGCTGCCATTGAGAAGGCGAACACGCTAGGCCGCTGGCCCGCCAACGTCATCCACGACGGCAGCGACGAGGTGGTGGGGCTGTTTCCGCAGACGGGGGCAAGCAGCGGCAGGCCGAGACGAAACACGGCGGCGGCTCATAACGCGACGAACAGCATGGGCAAGTCAGTGGCGGATTGGACGACGCTCGGACACGACGACAACGGCGGTTCCGCCGCCCGCTTCTTCTACTGCGCCAAGGCGAGCAAGGCGGATCGGGATGAAGGGTGCGAGGGGCTGGTGGCAAAAACGAACGACTGGCAAAGGCCGACTTCGGGGCTGTCGCAAGGGAAAAACCCGGCGACCGGCGAACGCAGCGGCGTGACGATGAAGCCACGAACAAACCACCACCCCACCGTGAAGCCCACCGCCTTGATGCGTTACCTCTGCCGCCTCGTCACGCCACCGGGCGGCGTGGTGCTCGACCCGTTCACAGGCAGCGGCTCTACCGGCAAGGCTGCCGTGCTCGAAGGGTTCCGCTTCATCGGTATCGAACGCGAGGCCGAATACGTCGAGATAGCCAAGGCGAGGATCGGGGCGGCAGAGGCGGGGGCCGGGCCGCTGTTCACGCAAGACTGAGCCGGGCCTGGGGTGTGTGGCGCGAGTCATCCTTTCCTCGCGTCGCCCCCAGTGCCCGGCACGCTATTGCGCCAGCCGCTCCACGACGTTCCCTACCGTGGCGAGCCATTCACGCACGCGAACCTTCTCATCCGGCGTCAGCCCTGTTGCGTGTTCGAGCAACCGGCAGACCACATTGCAGACGCTACCCAACGCTTCGCATTCCTCCAGGCTGAACGTCGCCTTTGCCAGCAGGGCTTCGTAGTCGTCGCGGCTGACCCACTGGCGACCGTCAGGCGAGCCGTAGACGTTGACGGCGTGGCGACGGGTGTCGGCGGCAAGGCGGTTGCTCATCGCGTCACTCCTGGCGGCTGGTCCGCATCTATCAGCATTCGCCGCTCCTCACGCAAGGCGGCGACCTCCTGGCGTAGCGTGCGAACCTCGGTGCGTAGGCTTGTGATGGTAGCGGCTGCGTCGCGTAGGCAGCGGCACAACTCAAGCCGTTCAAAGTCCTCGGGCGGCGTGTTCGCCAGCGTGGCATTGAGGCGGGCAATGATGTCGCTCACTTCACCTCCGGCGGCTCGGGTAGCGGCATCCAGTGGGTGACGTTGATTTCGTCAATGTCGCCGTCTGCGTGCTGCCAGAATCCATCTTGCGCGTGACGGCTCATAAAGGAGACGTGCGATCCGCTTGGCGTTGAGATAACGACCAGCACAGTTGCAAACTCTTCCGGCAGCCGCTCCTCGACGGGAATCCAGCGTGGTATCTGCTGCCCGAAACTGCCAATGAAATGCACGGCCGCCTTCATGTTCGCCGCAGCGTCGGTCGGGTTGAACGCAAAGCCGTTGGGTGCCTTGCCTGCCGATGCCTTTTCGTAGGCGTCGGCCAGCATCAGAAGGTTGTCGATGACTTCGCCACAGGTCAGGTTGTAGTCCTTCATCTCCATCGGCGGTCTCCTTTCGCGTGGCATCATACACGGTCACGCTATTTCACGCTGATTGCATGGCAGGCAATTACGGCGAAATGGCCTACCTCGGCTTCCCCGGCCCGCCGCCCAGGTCGAGAGGCGGGAGGTGGTCGAGTGCAGACGGGACGCCTGTGATGCGGGTGTCGTAGTAGTGATTTTCCGCCATCTCCTCTGACGAGTGCCCCAGTTGCGTCTTCGCGGACACCCCGGCCCGTTTCAGGTAGCTCGCCGTCGCCTTGCGGATGCTGTGGAACGGGTGGTAGTCCACTTTGGCGGTTTCGCACAGCACCTTGAGCGACGCGTAGCAGGACAGCATCTTCCTGTTTTCCAGCCAGGGCCACACAAGGCGGTCTGCCGGGCGTTGGTGCATCGCCAGCACAGCGGCAAGGTCGGCCGATATCTGCCGCGTAATGGTCTCCCTGTGGCCCTTGCGCGTGGCGGCCAGGAAGGTCAGCGTGCGGCGGTCCAGATCCACTTCGCTCCACCGGAGTTGCATCACGGCCCCGATGCGTTCGCCGGTCTCAAACATCGACCGGATTTTCGTAATCCAATACCAGGGTGCTGGCACGTCGCCGACAAGCCCCTTGCGATAGCGTGCCGCCTCAATGAGCTTTTGCAGTTCCTCGACCGTGTAGGCGACAGGGCGGGGCTTCGGCACGCGAGGGCGGGCGTAGTCGGGGAACTCGAGGAGGTCGCCGTT